ATTTTGATGATATAATGGCTAATATCAATTTCGATGCTGCTGTTGGTTTTGGAGCTAAACAGCAAGGAATTTTGTCCAGAAGAGACGAAGATTTGTATGACTATATCGCTGAGTACATTTCTTTATGTCAACAATGTCCACATCAGTCTATAATAACTGCATCACAAAAAGATGAGTTACGTCCTGAGGATGTTGATACTGGAAAAATTAAGACACCACGTTTGTTCTTTTCTTGTCCTGTAGAACAGACGTTTGTCGCTAGGTTTGTGCTTGGGGATTTCGTCAGACAATTTTATTCATCTTCTTTTTGTAAAGATGGTTTTGTCTCCGGCGTTGGTGATCCAGCACAGAGAGGGGCTATGGCATATGTTAAAGATAAAATGATGTCATATAGTTATCAGTATTGTACTGATACTAAGGCACAGGATTCATCTGTACCTGCGTCCTATATAAATGCTTTCTATGATAAGTTAGCTACTAAATATAACCTAGATAGTGCACAAAAGAACCTATTTGAAACTTGTAGACTTAATAGTATCTATAAACTTGTTTCTGTTGCAGGGTATCTTTATGAAATCCCAGGGGGTCTGGCTTCTGGTGATTTTCTAACCATGGTGATCAACATATCATTCAGACATTATTTACTTCTTGATTCATACTGTATAGGAAAAAGTGATTTTTCCAAATTATGTATTGATAAATTTTATCAAGAAGTTTGTCCGATAATTGTTGGTGATGACTGTATTTTTGCTTCCAATGATGCTACTATTAATGTTAAACATCATATTGCGCAAGTGAAAGGAGGTTTAGTTCCTATTGAAAAACTAGATTTCTGTTCTGTGTCGTTTTATCCTTATATACACCATTCTCCGGATAAGGTTAGAGCTGTGCTTAAAATGCGCCATAAGAAAGCTCATTCACAACTCCCAAATTTGCAGATGCAAAGACTTGGAGGTATACTTCGTGTTTTAAGTAATGAAGAAGTTTACAATGAGACTTTGACTGAGATGAAAAAACTAGCTCAGTTACAT